ACTCAGTTGCACCAATGTTTGAAGCTGGACAAGTTTGGGTGCCAGATGAACGATGGACTGAGGACGTTATAGAGGAGTGTGCGGCTTTTCCTTTTGGCGATCATGATGACTATGTTGATTCTACAACACAAGCTCTCATGAGATACCGTCAAGGTAATTTCATACAACTTCCAGATGACTATTATGACGAACCACGGCGCGTGGAAAAAAGGGAATATTACTAATGAAAATGAAAGATGTAAAAGAAGTAGGTTTCAAAGACTCTACTAAAATGGTTGACGTTAAGTTAGCTAAAGATGGTGGACTTATGGAAGCTACTGCAAAATTAAAAGCAAAAGGTTTAAAAGATGGTGGTATGGTTGTTAAAGATAAAATCGTAGCAATCGACACATCACCCAACAGCGGATTAATTACAGTAAAAGGTTTTGGCGCAAGCCGAAGAACCTAAATGAGTTTGAACAGTTTTCAGTCAGCCTTATCGCACACCCCTGACTGGGATAGCCGTGTGGCGGTGCAAGCCGCCATTACGGTGTAGGACTAATTATGATTTCAATTGATGAATTAACAAAACCCATAGGAATGAAAAAGGGTATGACAACTAACCCTGTTCTAAATAAAGTTCTTAAAACTAAAAATATAGGTTCTTTAGTAAATGAAATAGGTGGAGGTAGTGCATCAATGGGTATGGGTCAAGACTTACCAGGAGTAGGTTTTGAAGAAGCTTTACAAGAGCAACCTGGTGAAAGAGTGTCTACAAAAGCAAGTAATGTTGATAAAGATGTAAAAAGAGATTACATTAAAAAAGGTAGAATAGAATTAGCTAATATCAAACCAAAAGATTCAACTGTAAAGTCAGTTAAGGTTGGAACAAAAGGATTACCTTTCTTAGAAAAAAATACTCAAGCAGGTGCTAATAAATATGTTAAAAACACCATTAAGTATGTTCAAAGTTTAGGAGGGAATGAGGCTTCGAAAGTAACTCAAGGTGGTTCTTTTATGGGAGCTACAGGTTATGGAGAATTAAGAAATGAAACTTGGTCTAAAGCAAAAAGTGATCCTAAAGTTTTAAAAAAATTTTTTACGGAAGTAAAAGGTAAACAAGCTGAAACAGCAAAGTTTAACCATAAAGGTAAATCATATAAATTAAATGTTAAAGTATTTAATCCTTTCTTTGAAAAAAAGACAGGTTATGTTCCCAAAGGAGGCGCTAAAAATTTTGTTCAATTAGTTGATCAAGAAATTGTTAAGAAGGGTGGTAACCTAACTGGTAAAGCAGGATTAGTAAAAAATTTTATTTTAAATGAAGCACAAAGATTATATAGAATAGGAGATAAAATAGGTGCAAAAAATATTCTAATTGCGTTAGGTAGTTATATTCCAGCAATAGCTAAAGCAGCACCTTTAGGACCTATAGATCTTTTTATACCCTCACCAATGGGTAGTGGTGAACTTCCAGAAGAAGGCACACCAGAATATGAACAACTCATGAAAGACATGGGTAAAAACCAAGGAGGCATGATGGATATAAACTTCATGACAAGGCCATTAGGCTATAAAGACGGAACCCGTGAGGGAGAACTAGTTGGGGATAAAGAAAAAACTTCAACAGATCCTTTTCCAGGACTAAGAGAGTTTGCAGCATCTGAAGTTATGAGAGCAGCAGGAGATCAAAAGGGAGTTGACACTATTCAGCTTGCCAGTGATTATTTAAGATCATTACAAATGGGTTTGAGTGGTAATGAAGAAGCAATGAATGCTGTTATTGATATTTTAAATTCAAAAATTGTTCCTGAAGAACAATTAAAGTTAATTAAAGAAGGCCAGTCTGATCTAGGATCTATTGCACAAAAAGCAGGCTCAGGACTAGAAAGTCTTTATCAAAAATTACCTGACATGTTTCAAATATTTGGTAAGCAAGAACCAGGAGAAGGTTTAATTCAAACTATGGATGACAGGACTTTAGAAGCCTTAAGAAATAGATTAATGAGAGCACAGTAATAATGGCTATCGAAAAAAATAATCCAGAAGATCAGATTGACATTCAAATAGAACCTGATTCAGCAAGAGAGATTCAACAACCTTTAATGGAAGGTGATGCGATGATCTTGGACGACGGTTCAGCAATAGTCAATCCTGCAGAAGATACCTCGGAACAAGGAGCATTCAATGCTAACCTTGCAGAGTTAATTACTGAAGATGAATTAGAATCTTTAGCGTCAGGACTGATGAGTGATTATGAATATGATAAAGATGCAAGAGCTGATTGGTTAAAATCATATACAGATGGATTAGACCTATTAGGATTTTCTTACGAAGATAGATCAAAACCTTTTCCAGGTGCTAGTGGTGTAACACATCCTTTACTTGCAGAAACAGTTACACAGTTTCAAGCACAAGCTTACAAAGAATTATTACCAGCCGAAGGTCCTGTTAGAACACAGATCGTTGGTGAGATTACTCCGCAAGTTGAAGAACAATCTCAACGTGTAAAGGAGTTTATGAATTATCAAATATCCTATGAGATGGAAGAGTATGATCAAGAACTAGATCAGATGTTATTTCACTTACCTCTTGCAGGAAGTGCATTTAAAAAAGTTTATTATGATGCTGTTAAAGGCAGAGCAGTTTCAAAGTTTATACCAGCAGAGGATGTTGTTATTCCATACAACACCACCGACATGGAGTCATGTGAAAGAATAACTCACGTTGTTAAAATGATGAGTAACGAACTTCGCAAGAAACAAGTGGGTGGTATGTATCGTGACATAGATATTTCTGAAAGCCCTGTCGATAAAAATGATGCAGCTAAAAAGTATGATGAGTTAGACGGTGTAACAGAAACATATAACGCAGAAGATATTGTACTACTAGAGTTCCATTGCGATTTAGACATAGCAGGTTTCGAAGATAAGAACGCGACAACAGGAGAATCAACTGGTATTAAATTACCTTATGTGGTTACTGTTGATGAAGGTTCTGGAAAAGTATTGTCTATCTATCGCAACTATGCAGAGGGAGACATACTACGAAAAAAGATTCAATACTTTGTTCATTACAAGTTTTTGCCTGGCCTTGGTTTTTATGGCTTTGGTCTTATACACATGCTTGGTGGGTTATCAAGAACTGCTACCTCAGCACTAAGACAACTCATTGATGCAGGTACATTAGCTAACTTACCAGCAGGATTTAAAGCAAGAGGACTGCGAGTCAGAGATGATGATGAACCTCTACAACCAGGAGAGTTTAGGGATGTCGACGCACCAGGAGGTGCAATCCGTGAATCTTTAATGTTGGTTCCTTATAAAGAACCAAGTCAAACTCTTTTTGCTTTATTAGGATTTGTAGTAGACGCAGGTAGAAGATTTGCATCTATAGCAGATAATAAAATGGGCGAGGGTTCACAAGCAAATCCAGTCGGAACAACAATGGCCATTATGGAACGCGGCACGAAAGTCATGAACGCTATACATAAAAGATTACATTACGCACAAAAAGTTGAATTTAAATTATTATCTAGAGTTTTTGCAGAGAGCCTACCTCCTGAGTATCCTTACGCTATACGTGGTGGCAACAGAGTTATTAAGCAACAAGATTTTGACCAACGTATTGACATACTTCCAATATCTGATCCAAATATTTTTTCTATGGCGCAGCGCGTTACTCTAGCACAAACACAATTACAAATGGCATCCTCTAATCCACAGATGCACAACCTACATGAAGCTTACAAAAGAATGTATGAAGCATTAGGGGTGAGGGACATAGATATGCTTTTACCTCCTCCACAGCAACCCCAACCTGAAGATCCAGGAATGGAGAATGCGAAGTCTTTACAGATGTTAGCACTCAAAGCTTTCCCTGGTCAGGCGCATCAAGCACACATAGATGCTCACAGAGCCTTTATGAGTTCTTTTTTAGTTGCAAATAATCCTCCAACCATGGGTTTATTACAATCACACATCTCTGAACATGTTGCATTATTAGCAAGAGAAGAAGTTACAAAGAAAAATGCACCACTTATTGAGCAAGAAGCACAAAAAATGGGTGGTCAGATACCTCCAGAACTCTTACAACAGTTTCAACAACAAAATGAAGTTGAAATTGCACAAAGAATTACTGAATTAACTAATGAAATGGTAAATGAGGAGCAAGAAATGATGAACAGAGAAGAAAAAGACCCATTAATTAGCTTAAAACAACAAGAATTAATGCTTAGAGCACAAGAAATTAGGCAAAACAAAGAATTATCAGAGCAAAGACTAGATTTAGACCTAGAAAAACTTAATTTTGAAGGTAAAAAACTAGAACAAAAAGATAATATTGATAAAGAGCGTATACAAAGTCAAGAGGATATAGCAGATCTACGTGCAGAAGTATCTTTAACATCGAAAAGAGGTTAATAATGGCAAACGGTAAACTATCAGCAGATATAATTAAAAAATTAAGAAAAAAATATAGAAAACAACCTGGAACTAGAGTAGGGGACTCAAGAAAAATATCGCAAATGTTGAAAAAAGGTGCTAGCATACCTAAATATTTAGCAAGTAAAGGCGGACATGTTACAAAAAGAAAAAAAACAAAAAGAAAAAAAGTTTAGTCCAAAAGAAATACTGGACGATGCTTTTAATTTTGCAACGAAATACCCTAATGACCCAATGGTTCTTAGTGCTTCGCTTATGGTGGTTGCAAAAACAATTTATTTAAATTTATTAGGTCCAGAACAAACTCAAGTTATGATGGATGCTTTTGCTAATGGCATTGATAACTATGAGGTCAAAAGAATAACTTTACATTAATGGCTATTTGTAAAAATTGCGGACATGAGTGTCATCACACTAACGGTGGATCTTGTCATTGTAGTTGCGCTAACTGCGAACACGATATACAAGAGGCAATCGACAAACTTGATAAAGTTTTGAAAATAAATGAGGGTTACGAATACGATGTTTTATTTGAGCCTGATTTTACTCTAACTGAAAACTAAGGAGGTAACATGTGTGTTTTCCC